GATCAAGGCCACGACATGCTTGCCCATATTGCCAACCATATGGCCGTTCCCGAGCACAAGCCCGAACACGACAAAGCCAACCTCGAAAAGATGCGCTCGTCTGAGAACAAGTTCATCACCGAGGAAGAAGCAGAGTAATGGCCTGGACTGCTCCAAAAATCAAGGTCATGCTGCAGCATGCGGCCGCGCCACAGGCCGCTAAGCCGCTCGCGGTCAAGGTGAGCAATGCGCCTGCACGTCAACCCTCTCCTCGTGGCGCCGCCGCCGCAGAAAGCTCAGGATATGGCCGTCGCTAACCTATCGCACTTGCACACGGATGCCAAGGCGCTCACGAAACTCCTAGGCCGTCGCGGTCTGCCCACCGACTTCAATGAGGCCATTGCACAGCTCGCGCGCACGATCCGCGATCATGAACACTTTGAGCGCATCCTGAGCGGTATCGACCCGGCCGAGCGGCACGACTTCTACGAGGCGGTTGCGCCCCATCTGCGCTTCAAGGCCAAGCCGCTGGATGTGTACGTGTCCGATGCCGGCCAGCGTGCTGAGCGCGACCAGTTACCCACCATGGGACCGGACGGAGCCGTACGTGAGTTTCGGCCCGGCTGCGACGTCGCCACGCTCAACAGGGCAGCCGAGGACGCGATTGCCAAGGCCCTGGCTGAGCGCACGTTGACGCTGACGTGCAAGAGATGCCCACGGCAAGAATCATTCCCTGCGATTGGGCGCGAGACGAAAGTGGATGCGATCCTGAAGGCGCGCAAGGCTGGGTGGGTCTACCACTTCAAGGCGAAGGTCCCATACGAAACCTGCCCGGACTGCTCAACTGGGGATATAGATGCCCGATAAAGATCCCGATCTCGGCACAGCAAACGAAGCTCTCCTGAAGCGCATCCGCCAGCGCTATCGCTACGCCATGGACAAGTGGCGGCGCAACCGCGAAGAGGGCCAGAAGAACATCCGCTATGTGTCTGGCGACCCCTGGGATGAAGAGGACAAGAAGGCGCGCCAAGGTCGGCCCACAGTCTGCCCGGATGAGCTGAACCAGTACGTGAATCAAGTCGTAAACACGGCGCGGCAGAATCCTCGTGGCATCAAGGTCGATCCTGCTGGAAATCAAGCGACCGACCAACTGGCCGAGTACCGTGAGAACCGCATCCGCGCAATTGAATATGCCTGCAATGCCAGCCGCGTGTACATCAACGGCCTCCAGGGGGCGGTCGAGCGCAACATCGGATTCTGGAAGGTCGGCCGGGTTTACGTGGACGACGCCACAGACGAGCAGGAAATTGTCATTCTGCCAGTCATGAACCCTGACTCTGTGCTGATCGATCCTGACTACAAGGAACTCGACGCCTCTGATATAAAGTACGGCTATGAACTCGACAGGATGACGATTGAGGATTTCGAGACAGAATATCCGGATGCCGAAAAGCGCAGTTTTGCCGTCGAGGACTTTGGCGATGATGCCGGGTACTGGTACGACGGCAAGTCGATCCTTACATGCTCCTACTGGGAGGTCGCCTACAAGACGAAGGAGGTCGGCAAGCGCGGTCGTAAGGCGCGAGTGCGCACGATCTGCCAGTATGTGACCAACGGCGTCGAGATTCTGCGCAAGGGCGATGTGCAGCCCGGTCCATACATCCCTATCGTGCCTGTGTTCGGTAAAGAGCTGTGGGTCGATGACGGTGGCGGGGCCAAGCGTATGCTCGTCTCGCTCGTATCTTTGGCTCGCGATCCCCAGAAGGCCCTCGCCTATGTCATGAGCGCAATGCTGGAGAATGTCGGCCAGATTCCGCGCACCTCGTACATTGGTGCGGTTGGGCAGTTTGAGACGGACGCGGAAACATGGGCGACCATCAATTCGATCTATCACCCGTTTGCGCAGTACGACGTTGTGACCGACCCCGCGACCGGCCAGCCATTGCCGCCGCCACAGCGCACACCTATGACGCCGGACTTCCAGGCCTACTCGACAGGTACAGACATCTGTCGGCGGGCCATCCAGTCGGCAATGGGCGTGAATGCGCTACCAACGGCGGCCCAGCGCACGAACCAGAAATCTGGCGTCGCGCTCGAAAAGATTCAATCCGAGCAGTCCATCGGCAGCTACCATCTCGTGGACAGTTACGACCAGGCCATCAAGCTCACCGGGCGCATCATCAATCATTGGCTATCTGAGACTGACCTAGGAGAGACACAGAAGCCGGTGCGGTCGGCCGACGGTACGCACAAGCTCGTTCAGATCAACACGGATGCCGCAGTGGTCGACGGCGATCATGAGTACCACTTCCCCATCGCCGATGACCAGGGCCGCTACCAAGTCACCATCAGCGCCGGGCCGTCGCATGAGTCGCAGCGCGAAGAGGGTAGCGAGTTCGGCGACACGCTCATGCAGAACCTGAAGACCCTACCACTGAGCCCGCAACAGGCTGCGCAGATTCTGGCGCTGGTGATCAAGCTCAAGCAGTTGGGACCGCTGGGCGACCAGATGGCGGACATTATCAGCCCGCAGAACTCTGGCGCGCAGCAACAGCAGCAGATGGCGCAAATGCAGCAGCAGGGTCAGCAGATGCAGGAGCAGTTGCAATCCATGCAGGCCACGTTGCAGAAACTCATGATCGAGCGCCAGGGCAAGGTGATCGAGGGTCAGTTTAAGGCTGTGGAATCCGAGAAGGACCGCGAACTGAAACTAGCCCTGGCTGAGATCGAGACGAAGGCACAGGCGGCCAGTGAGCGCGCGCAGACCTACAACGAGATGCAGCAACAATTTCACGATCAGGCGCACGACGTTGCCCTGCAAGCGACCGATCAAGCGCACCAGCAGGCAATGGCTCAACAGGATGCGGCGGCGCAACAGGCCGCCCAACAGCAGGCGCAGGGGGCATCCGGAGAATCCGCTGGAAGTCCCGCAAACGGCGGTGGGACGCCTCCCCCATCGCCCGCGCCCTCGAGTCAGCAGTAATCAAGTTTGCGCGGGCATGGTGTTACGCGAGATGCGTGAACGGGTTCCATCGCGTCGCCCTCTGAAACACCCGCGCAATTCAAGTTTTTCGCCACCCCGGCGTAAGGGGAATTCGCACTACCGCATGGAGAATCACCATGGAAACAGACGTACAGGCGGCAACCCCGTCAGTTGCTACAGACGAACAGAGTGATTTGCAAATCCCTCGCAGCGGCACCCACGAGTATGCCGAATGGCGCATGAACGGAACGCTGCCTCCCAAGAAGGAAACACCCAAGCTGGAAGATGCGGAAGCGGCTGCCGCTGGCACGTCGAAAGAGACGGTTTCCGACCCTGAAGAGGGTGAAATTGCTCCCGAAACGGAATCGGGCAAACCTACGCACGAGTCGCGCCGCAAGCCTGGCGCGGAAGCTCGGATTGGCGAACTGACCGCTGAAACGAAGCGGCTCAAGGCTGAACTGGAAGAAGCTCGCAGACCAAAAGAGACGCAAGCGGCATCGTCACCCGCAAAGTCTGCCGAGCCGGCACGTCCGCAGAACTATCAGGATTGGCGCAAGGGATTCAAGCCGACCGAATGGACCAACCAGTACGCGACCGAACATCCGGACGCGGCATGGGAAGACGTTCAGGCGGCGATGGCCGATCATATGGCGGACATGCGGGACCAGTTCCGCACCTTTGAGACGCAAGTTGCAGCACAGCGCCAAACGCTTGGACAGAAACTGGAAGAGGCCCGGTCGCGTTATGAGAACTACGATGAGATCGCAAGCCCTGTTATTCAGGATCTGCTGAAGCCCGATATTCCGCGCGAAGTGATGGCGGTACTCAATGACTCTCCGGTCCTCGCGGACCTGCTCTACACGATTGGCGGCACCGAGGCAAGCAAAACCGACTTCTTGGAAGCCTGCCGCAAGAACCCTTCGAAAGCCCTGCGCGTGGCCCTGCTGATGGAGCAGGAAATTACCGCAGAGCTGGCGAAAGGTGGAACTGCCACCGGACGTGATGAATCGGGCAAGTTTACCGCGAAACCGGAAAAAGTCGTTGAAGCGGCTCCTGTAAAGAAAGGTCCCGAAAGCACGCCAGCCCCGCCGCTTGAAATTGGAAGCCGCGGAGTTGGTGCCGTCGATGATGAGTCACGGACGCTTTCCGCAATTGAGCGCGGCGACGCCAATGCATACCGAGCCTGGAAACGGGCGGAGGACGCAAAGGAGATTCGCCGCCGTCACGGAGCGTAACAAATGCCTAACAATTTTCTCAACACGCAATGGGTTGCAATGTCTGTCCTGCGCCTCCTGCTGAACAAGCTGGTGGTACTGGATTACTTCGACCGCTCTGTCGAGCCTGAATTCGATAAGGAATTCGCAGTCGGCTCGCAGGTCACGAAGAAGTTTCCGCAGCTCTTCACCGTTTCCGACGGCATGGGCTACCAGCCGCAGGGAATAAACCGCATGCAAACCCCGATCAACCTGGACCAGTGGCTACAGATCGCGTTCGAGTGGGACGACTATGAAACCGCCGTCCGGCTCGAGCGCTCGCAGGAGGAACTCGAAACGCAGTACTTCGAGCCTGCTGCCGCTGCCATGGCGCAGGAGTGGGACTCTCGCGCTGCCAACTGGGCTACCAACAACACCAGCATGACCGTGGGCATTCTCGGCACCGATCCTACCGCCGTGACCACCTACTACGCGGCCCGCCAGCGCCTGGAAGAGAACGGCTC